GGTGGTCACCGACACGGTTCCCACGACTTCCGATGCCGCAAAGACGCTTGCGCGGCCTTACTACAAGATGGCGGAAACATCTGGGGCGGGCTCTACCTCAGAAGGAACCGATGCGATTATCGGGCTTGCTGAGGACAAGCTGCCGACCGGGCTTGTGGGAGAAGCACGAGGCGGTGCCGTCCCCGACTTCGTCAAATGGGTTCAGCAGTTCAAGGGCAAGCCTCTGACCTATGAAGATCTGGATAACATCGATGCGGAGTTAGGCGAGCGTATCAGTGAAAATTACAAGTTCCCAGGCGGACTTTCACAGCAAGGCAAAGACCTGGAAGACATCCAGACCGCCATTCGTCAACGACTACTCAATCCACAGCAGGGAGATCTGACGGGCGATCCGAGTGCTTTTGCTGCCAGGAAGGCCGGCGATCAGGCTTGGTCACAGTCCAAGAAGATGGCGGATGTAGAACGCATGTGGGCTAAGGCCCAGGACACACAAAATCCCGATACATCGTTCGCCAATCAGTGGAGAAATTACAAGTTTAGCGCTAAGGCGCGAGGGTGGTCAGACGAGGAAATAGCTGCAGGAAATGCCGCCGCGACAAGCGGACGCGAGGCTCCGCTTATGCATATTCTCGGCAGCCGTCTTCTAACGGTGGGAATGACCACTGCCGGTACCGCTTTGGGCGGCGCGGCAGGCTCATTCTTTGGGCCGCTCGGAACCTATGCTGGCGCAGCGCTTGGCGGCCCGGCTGCCGCCATTCCTTCATATATTGCCGGCAGTATCGCTAGGCGGGCGGCAACCGGTGCAACCGAGCGTGGCGTGCAAAATGCCCTGACGGTGCTGGGGCGTGGTACACCGCCGTCAGTGCTGACGCCACCGCCCTAAAGGCTGAACCCAATGGCCAGCATCGCTATCACGCGAAACGTTGTCATTATCGCCTTATGCCACCGGGTCTCATAGTGTGGCGTCTCGTAGTGTGACGCCTTGTAGTGTGGCGATGGTGCCTCAAAGTGTGGTTCAATCGCAGTCAGCGACAGAACTTCTTTCCACGTCATCCTATGCTGTTTGCGGAACTCTTCGGCCGCCAACGCAGCTGCATCACGCTCGCCGGCCGAGTTGCTCCCCAGCATGCCGAGAATAGCCGCCAGCCGCTGGCGTTCTGCGCCGGTCATGGTGTGTGCAGCAGAACGGTGAGAAGATTGGGCAGCGAGCCAAGCAGAGCGCCTACCAGCGCCGCCAATGCCACCGCCAATAGTAGCCGCGGCTCGCGGCGGTACTTCAAAGCCTCCTCAGTCAGTTTGTTCTGTTCAGCCATCAGTTTACGCGTCTCGGCAATTATCCGGTCCAACTCAATCGCGTCGCGTTGCGTGCTTGATGCGCTCATGGTTCTCAGTCCTTGTGGACGGTGTAGTCCTTGCCGAGCATGCATTCGTCGTGGGCAGCCCTCATGGCGTTGTCATGGCCGGCTTGGGCAGCGGCGACGAAAAGCGGCGGTCCGAAAGCAAAGCTCTCACCAACGATCTGCTTTGCTTCGAGGGCGCAAGCCAGGTTATCACGGTGGAACTGCGCCTCAGTCGTACCGGGAGGCATGTCAAACTTCGTCGGCGCGCACGCAGCCATTGCCAGCACTGCGGCGAGTGCTGCTAGGGTCTTGATAGCCATGGGTCCAAGTTCCTTCCTTGGGTTTGTGGTCAGGGCCGTTGCTGTGGGGCCACCGCAGCAGCGGTCCGCTTTTCATCGATCAGGCGGCGCAGCAGCTCGCCAACGGAAATGCCGAGCCGCTGCGCCTCGCTATGCAGCCACGCCAGCGCAGATTCAGGAAGTGCGAAGGAGAGCCGCCGCATAACGACTACCTCAGTAGTCGCTAGTACCTACCGTGTCCAGTGATATTCCTCTGACAAGCAGGAGCAAAACGCATGCCTACCATCGACGTCGTTCTCGTTGGCAAGCTGACCACGCCGGATGTCAGCACCGGCCCGGTGCCCCCCCAGCCAGGCGTGCCTACACACCCGATTGTAATTCCGGAGCCACCGCTCTCGATATGGGGAGGGGGCAACGTGCCTTATCCCCAGCCTCCGATCTACATCCCTGTGCCGCCGCCATCAGGAGGAGGCGAGCATCCGGAAAACCCGATCTACATCCCGGTCTATCCGGCACATCCAATCGTAATCCCACTGCCGCCGTTGCCGCCCTCCGATGCCCATCCCGAGCACCCAATCGTGCTGCCGCCCGTCGTGTGGCCACCGCTGCCGCCGAAGCCGCCGCTGGGGATCTGGGGGCCGACGGATCCAAGGCCGTCGGTGCCGATCTATATTCCGGTCCAGCCGCCGCCAGTCGAAGGGCAGCCGCCGGTTCCAGCCCATCCGATCTACATGCCGGTGTATCCGGAGCACCCGATCGTGCTGCCGCCGGACGAGGGTGAAAAGCCAGAGCCGCCTCCTGGCATGATCAGCCCGCCGACCGGGCTGCCGGGGTTCTGGAGCTACAGCCCATTTTACGACAGCTATGTGTTCGTGCCGTATGCCGGGACACCTGGGGTGCCTCAGCCTCCTGGCGGCCGCCGGTAGGCCAACCCGCCCTGCTGCAGCACCACTGGTGGCTCCTCGCCCTAGTGGTGCTGCTCGCATCGCTGATGATCGATTGACGGCATGAGCGAGCCCCAGAATGGCCGCAATGGCAGCGTCGTGGGCATTGCGGGGCGCATCGCAGCGTCGCTGCCGGCGCAATTCCTAGCGTTGGTGCTGATCAACGTCATCGTGCTCTGGCTGCTGTTCGAGCACCAGAGCAACCTGTCTGAGGCGCGAGAGCGCGTGCTGATTGAACTGATCAAGACGTGCAGCGCACACTGATCGACCGCTTGAGCCACATTATGCTGCCTCCCTCAGTTGGACGATGTTGCTGGGCTTGCGGTTGCCGAGCAATGAGTGTGCCGACGGCGAGCCGGGCGGCAGCAACAGATCTGCCCACAGTTCAGCCAACGGCCGGATCTTGCGCTCGTTTCGTGCTTGGTGCGTCCGGTTGTAGAGTGTGGCGACCCCGTCCTGAACGCGGTGGGCGATCATCGCCTGGAGCAGAGCGTCCGCTTGCGGATGATCAGAGTGCTCCCCGGTGATCGTCACCATGGTCGCTCGCCAGCCGTGTGCGACATGCACGCCCTTGCCCAGGACGAGGGCCAACTGGCGAGGAAGTGTGACGCGCCCATAGGGCTGGTGTGCTCGTTCGACGTGACCTGGGAAGACATATACCGCGCCGGCTGGAGCCACGCTGCGGGCTGCCTCCAGCACGTCCATCGCCTGCGGGCTTAGGAAGACCGTGTGGGCCTTCTTCTTCCCCTGCGCGCCCTTCATCCTGCCGGCTGGTATGCGCCACACAGAGCCATCTATTTCGTCCCAGCGGGCACACCTGACCTCAGTCGGCCGCAGCCCAGTGAGCGCGCCGAAGCGGTGAAGCAGTTTCAGCATCGCGCTGCAATTCGATGTCTCGAAACGCCGCAGGACATCACGCGCCTCCTCGATCGTGCCCACGGCTGGCTGCTTCTCGCTCGCCGGCAGCCTGATCGCCTTACGCAGTCCGCTCGCCGGGTTAATCTCGACCAGCCCTGCGATCACCAGCGTGTCGAACAGGGCCACGAGATGCATGCGCACATTGTCGGCCTGATGCTTGCCGCTCTTCGTCTCGGCGGCTCTGAGCATCGGCAGGATGTCGCGCGGGCGCACGCCGGCGACTGGCATCTGGCCGATTGCTGGGAAGACGTGAGCGGTGAGACGCTGCATCGTCTGGGTGGCGTAGCTCGTGCTCCAGTTCCCCGACCCGATGTTGGACGCGTGCCACTCCAGCGCCTCGCCTTGCACCGTGCGTGCGTTGCTCTCCTGGCGCTCTTGCTTGGCAGCTTTCGCTTCGGCCACCGGGTCGGCGCCCATCGACACGTCGTGGCGCAGGAGTTCGCGGGCGAGGCGCGCTTCCTTCAGCGACATCGCCGGGTGCTTGCCGAGGATCTTGGTGTGGTGCTTGCCGCGCACGGTGTAGGCGACCATCCAGGCCTTCTGTCGGGGCGAGACCTCGAGGTAGAGCCCTTTGCCGTCCGACATGCGGTAGATGTCGGGCTTGTGCTTCGCGGCGTTCACCTGGGATTGGGTGAGCGGCTTGGCCGGTGGACGATAGCCGCTCTGATTGTCAGTGGCTGACACGCTGTTTCCTTCTCAGTTCGGGGCGGGGTTTGTTACGCTCTACTACCCCCCATTACCCCCCATGTTGCCCGGCCCAGGATGGGTCCGGTTGCCCAAAGGGCGATAGTCTTGTCCCACGTAACCCCTTGATCTACAAGTGTGTTGGTGCCGGTTAGCGTAGCTTGTGGAGCATGGCTGCGTTGCTCTTCTGAATGCTTCCTAGAGACTAAGTTATTGATTTCGCTTAGGTTCTCCTTTGGGCGGTGCTGCTACCCAGCATTCTCCCCACCATTTTGTTGATGCCGGTTGGGCTCGCCAACACTCCTTGACCATTTCGGTCATGTGGCTGAGTGTGATGGGTATGCTCATTGAGGATAAGTGTGATGGGTGAGGATATCAGCGAATTGGTGGCTTCGATCCAACGGGATCTGACTATGATGCAGAGACTGCTGGACGGTGCTGGGGATAATCGATCCCGATTGTTGGCAATTCAGGCACTCGCTGGATTGATTGCTGCCAATATCGGTGCATGGGATGCCGGTATCCGTCGTTCAACTACAATCAAGCAGGAGTAAACAAATGGCAACGCGCTGGCTGCACGCTCTTGCGCGGCTCAGGGAGACACGCCAGCACCCACCACCGATCGCTCTCAGTGATCAGATGCGGCATCTGGCTGCGCATCGTCTCGCGCCGACCGCTGTCTCGACGGCGTATGTAGATCAGCCACCACTGACCCGCTGGCGTGTCATGGATTGCGTTGCTCATGTGGCCTCCGGTTGCGTTGCGTTGCGTTGCGGAGCGAAGCGGTGCGTTGCGGAGCGAAGCGCTGCGGAGCGAAGTGCTGCGGTGCGATGCGTGGCGTGGCGTAGCGCGGAGCCGTGTAGCGGAGCGATGGTTCATTTCGCCGCCCGTTTAGGCGACAGCGATATCATCCATTCGACGGCAGAAAACACCGGCAGATCGTTTGAGGTGCCGCGTGCCACCTTTTCGATCCGGCGCTGCGTGCTCCTGGCCAGGCTTTCGCGGGCGATCTCCCGAATGATGCTGTCGGTGGCAAACCTCGCCTGCTGGTGGATGTCCAGCTGGTCCAGTTCCACCACGTCGGCCTGACGCGCGCCGGCGCTGAGCTTGTTCCTCGCGCCAGACAGGAACCACCTGCGTTGCCGATCCACGATCTCCGGATCGTTCAGCCGATACAGGCATACACTCGGCGGAATACAGACCCAGACCTGGGCGTGCTCGCGCTCCAGAAGCCTGCGTGCATAAATGAGTTGATGCGTGCGTGGCGTGATTGGGACACCAACGATATTGCCCAGTTCGCGATACGGGACGCGCGCGCCTTTGTCGTGGGTGGCGAGATAGCGCACCAGGCCGGCGGTTGTCTCCGAGCGTTCAAATCGTTTCATGGGTCACCTGCGACGTTGCGTTGCGGAGCGGGGTGCTGCGGAGCGCGGAGCCGCGTAGCGGAGCGATGCGAAGCGAGGCGCAGAGAAGCGCGGCGCGGCGCAGCGTTGCGTTGCGGCGCGGCGTTGCGCGGCGTTGCGGGGCGTTGCGGGGCGTTGCGGGGCGAGGCGGGGCGACGCGCAGAGAAGCGCGGCTGCGGCGCGGCGTTGCGGGGCGTTGCGGGGCGACGCGGGGCGAGGCGGCGAGACGCGCTGCGGCGTTAGACATTCAGATCCTGCCATTCGACCTTGGTGACCCGGAACCTGCCATTGCTGCCGCCGTTGGCTGGCCGGTAGCGACCGATGCCGACGATCATCCCGCCGCTTTTCACATGGTGCTCGAAGATCTCCGGCGTGATGATGTCATCCACGATCGTGAACTCGGCAATGCCGGACCATTTATCAAACGATGGAAAGCGGCGTTTGACACGCTTGCCAGAGCCTCTGACGCCATCGGCATTCGCATTGATGGTGACCATTGCCGCGTCCTGCGGTGTGATCGGCTTCCCGTTCGTTAATGGCATGTCGCCATTGCAGATGAACCCACTGGTGAAGAAGGACTTTTATGTGGCGCCGCGACGGCCGGGTACCTTCTCGCCCAGTTTCTGCGCGGCGAGATCAATGCACTGTTTCAGCGCCATTGCCGGCACGCACACCTGGCCGCCACCATTGGTGGTGCATTTGCTGCGCCAGGTGCGGATGTCGTAATCCTCATGTGATTCACGATCCAGCTTCGGATCTTCGTGTTGTGCGGACTGGCTGTATGGGGAGCCTGGGATGCTCTCGATGTAGACCCTGCAGATTTTCATTTGGTTCTCCTGCGTTGCGTTGCGGTGCGTGGTGGTGCGGTGCGTTGCGGGGTGCGGCGGTGCGTGGTGGTGCGGTGCGGAGCGTTGCGGGGCGTAGCGTGGCGTTGAGGTGCGCGGCGATGCGAAGCGATGCGCAGCGGTGTGGAGCGGTGTGGAGCGGTGCGTGGCGGTGCGGTGCGTGGTGGTGCGGCGAATGGTTTCACGATGCTTCCAGTTTTTGCTTGAGATCATCCGACACAAAACGCAGCAACCCCGGCAGCCGCTCGAGAAACTGCCGGTCCAGCGCACCGATCGACACGTCACTGCCCTTATTGCCGCCGATCACCAGCACGACGATCGCGGACGCGTCAGTGGCCCAGGCTGCCCACTGGCAGATGTCGTCATAGCGACCCAGCCCCAGCGCGCTCACAGCGCCGCCAGGACGGCGCACAGCACGATCCCCCCCCATGCCACGCCGAACAACGCCAACGCCGCCAGCACGCGTCTCATGGCTCCCTACGGGCTCCTTCCCATGCTTCAATGTCTGCCGTTGCCCAGCGCGGTTGCTGGGCGCTCAGATGCAGCGCTGGACGGGGGAACCGCCCTTCCTCCATCCAGCGATAGATCGTGCCGGTGCTGACCTGCACCCGTTCAGCGACGTCGCGCGACGTCAGGTAACGGCCTTCCGCCGGCACCTGTGGTGGCAGTGGCTCTGGCGCTAGGGCATCTACCAGGACATCGACTATGCGGTTGAGCGCCTGGCGTAATTCATAACGATCGACATTCATCGCTTTAGAGCCTCGACCTGGGCGACGATGGCGGGCGGGACTTCGCCCCGTTCCGCCGCCCTCTGGAATTGCTGATTGATCGCGGTGCGGACGACGGTGGTCAGTTGCTGGCCGCGCAGGCGGGCGAGCCAGTCCAACTGGGCTCGTGTGTAAGCACCGACGCGGACGTTCAGTATTATGGGTTGCGGAGCTCTATCCGTCGCTGCTCGAGGTAGTCGTTGAGCTCCTCCTGTTCTGTGGGCAGCAATTGGTGCACTCGGCTCCTCCACTCGGCTGAGCTGTTGAGCTCCGCCAACCCGATCAAATCCAGTCGCTTGGCCTTTTCCTTTAGCGCTGCTAGTAGATCCCATGTTTCCTCCTCACTGACGCCGGCTGGCAGTGGTTCGTCGGCCGGCGCCAGTTTTTCGTACGCTGCCTTGATCTGTGCGCGGATGTCGCGCTGGATGCGGAACGGTGCGGCGCCTGCTTCCGTGCCCAGTGCGGTCTGCACGGACGCGCGGTCTGCGATCTTGCGCACGTCATCCCATGTTTGGGCTGCATCGAGTGCGTGCTGCAGGCTGGTTTTCCAGCGCTCCCACTGATCCGGCTTAGCGCCATAGACTTCGGTTGCCTGCTGATCGCTCACGGCCTTGCGGCCTGGTGGCGGCGTTGGCTCGCCGGCGTCGAATGTCTGGATGCTGCCGAGCGTGTCGAGCTCGCTCTCGTCCATGAAGCCAAGGCCGCAGATGCTGAGCGTCACCCGGCGCTTGGCTTTCGTTATGCATTTCATCAATGCATTGGCTTTGCTCTCGGACTGCAGTCGACCGATTGTCACGGCGCCGATGTCTTCGTCACTGCGGCCATCTGGGGTGCTGGCTTTGACTGTCACGACGTATACATCGCCATCCAGCCGCTGATCGGTGACCGACAGGGACACTTTGTGGATGCGCCGCAACTGGTCGCTGCCGTCACGAGTGAAGTACGGCACGATCTCGGATCCGAGCCGTAGGAACCTGATAGGCCGCGTGAATGGATTAAGGCCGATTGTTTGACAGACGCGTGAGACGTATTCGATGCGCTGGCCGGGCGTAAGTTTGGACAGGTCGCCGGTGGCGAGCACCGCCTCGAGGGTGGCGGTGGAAACGGCAGTGGGCGCGGTGGCGACGTCGCTCATCAGCGGCTCCTGACGGTGAGCACAAGCGGCGGGTTGGACCACTCGGCCGGGGTATCGGGCTCGCCTGCGGCCAAGGCGTCGCTCAGTGCTATCTTGTTGGCCTCGTAGGTCACGCGCTGGAAGCGCTCAGGCAGCTGCTCTGCTGGCAGGGTGGGGATGACGTGGGGGCGTCCGGGGCTGATGGACGCGGTGTATTCGGGGCGTTCGAGGCTCCGGATATCCGCCTCGGCGAGCAAGTCGCGGGCGATTTTGCGGCGGCGGACGGCGGCGGCGACGAAGCGGTCGGCGCGGATGGCGAGATCGGCGCGGCGGTGCTGGACGGCTTCGGCGTCGGCCTCGTAATCGAGCGCGCCGGTGATCAGGCGGTCGATCAGGGCGAACGGGTCGCCTTCGGCCTCGCCTTCCATCATGTCGGCCCAGAGTTTGGGGTCTTCTTCGGCCATGTTGGGCTCGATGGCGCGCAGTTCGGTGCCGGCGCGGGCGAGCACGCGGCGGACGGCGGCGGTGGCGGCGGGGCTGGGTGGGGCATGGCGTGCCATGGCATTCGCTCCCTGCTGTGGTGGCAGGATAGGCACGACGTTGCCTGAAAGGCAACCCCTGGAGAGGCGCTGAGATTTCTGATTGACGTCAATCGCGGCTGGGCTATGATTTGCAGCTTACGAACGGACCTAAAGGGCAACGCAAACAGCTAGCCCATGCAACCTATGGCTTCAGTTTTCGGGAGCGTCGGGCCGTGAAGAACAAGCAGGATTATCCGTCGCGATTTTCGCAGCATGTCGCTGAGGACATGGAGCGGCTGGCTATGGCTCGCGAGCAGGGAGAACGCGGAAAGTCAGATCTGGAGCATGCAGGCGATGGAGCGGCTCGACCAGTTCCATCGGCATCCCCGGCGTCACGATCCCCCGGATCAGATAGTCCATCGAAGCGCCGGAAGCGTCGCAGATCGTAACCAGGATATCCAGGTTTGGCAGGCGTGTGCCGCTCTCCCACTTGTTGAGCGTCATCCTAGTGATGCGCAATCGCTTGGCCCATTCGACCTGGGAGTGGCCGAGGGCTTCGCGCAGCCAGCGCAGGCGGTTGCCGATCGCGGCGAGGCGTTCGTCGGTGACGGTGTCCTTGCGGGGCATGCCGTTGGTATAAGCGTCGAGCACGAGCGCCTCCAAGCGCAATCTGTGGTTGCCCTTTAGGCAACTGATCGTGCCGCAATTTGTATCCAATGACAAGCGCAATGATACGCGGATTTTGTGGCCTTGCTGAGGCTTGACGTGTTGCCTGTGGGGCAACTAACCTGTGGTCATGGACCATGCCGATATCATTGACCGGCTGAGCGAGGCGATGGGTGGCCAGCGCCCGCTGGGTGCGTGGTTCGGCGTCGACAAAACCACTGTCAGCCACTGGAAGACCGGCGATGGCATCCCGGCGCGCTATTGGCCGGAGCTGCTGCGGCTGGCGCGCTCCAAGCGAATCCGGCTGTCGCTGGAGGACATCGAGCTCCATTCGCCGCTGCGCGCGGCTTAGGGGCGTACGGTGGGGGGGGCTGCGGCATCATCACGCCCGTATCTTCTGCCGGTTCCTGCCGCACGCGCCCACCCGGAGGACGACCTGCAAGCGGCAGTCATGGACTACCTGCAGCGTGCCCTGCCGCCCTATTGCATCGCGCACCATTCTCCCGGCGAGGGCCAGCGCAGCAAGCGCGCGCAGCGGCAACTCAAGCGTAGCGGTTACCAGAAGGGTTGGCCCGATATCGAGATCATCTGGTTTGGGCATCCCAATGTTTTCATCGAACTGAAGGCACCTGGCCGGGGTCCGGACGCGGACCAGCGCGCGATGCACAAGCGGCTGGCCTATTGCGGCTGCACGGTGCTGCTGTGCCGGACGCCCGAGGCGGTGGAGACAGAGCTGCGGGCGTTGGGCCTGCCGCTCCGAGCGAGGATCGCAGCATGAGAGCGCCGCATCTGCGCCCAGTTGCCATTACCGACATTCCGCGCGCTGATGCTCAGATCCGACGCACCATTGAAACCCTGCGCACCGCTCAGTTCGAGCAAGACCCGCTATGGAGCGCATCGGTGTCGTTCGCGAAATCGCTGCGCAGTTCAGCGGAAAAGCGTGAAGGCGTAATTTTGGAATGTGCCATCAAGGATGCTATTGAGCAGGCATCGCATTTGCGGTTGCTCGACGTCGATCATCAGCTAAAGCGCGTGCCGGATGTTCAGTTCGAAATACGCGACACTGGTTGGCTCGTTGCTTTAGAAATCAAGCGCGGTTCGCTGCATGATTCAGGCGCGAAGCGCCAGTTCCTCGCTGATCTGCGCGATATTCCGCCACTGCTACGTACTGCGCTCCCGCTGTTCCCGGCTGAATGCGTGCATTTTCATATCGTCTTCATTTCTGGCAAGCCGCCCCTAAAACAAGGCATTACGCTTGACGGTTTGACCGATCTCTACCGCCTCAATGCCAGATCGCACATTCTGACTGCCCGCCAACGTTATTCCGCCGCTGTGGACGCAGTCCTGAGAGAAAGGGGGTTATGAAATGAGCACTGCAATAGAGATTGTCCACGCTATGCCACCGATGCTGCGTTACGACGCTATGTGCCTCGCGATTGAGGCGGCCTACTCAATTGATGAAATCAAAGAAATCCATGACCAAGCGCTCGCCATGGAAGCCTATTTCAGGCAAGCCAAGAACCGGGAGAACGAACGCAAGGCGGAACGTATTCGGGTGAGAGCCGAGCGTCGATCAGGCGAGTTGCTTGCCGCGCGAGAGATGGCCAAACCCGGCGGCGACATGCGGCCAGAGCATCGGTCCTCGCGCAAGACCGATGCTCCAGAAACCCTCAAAGAGCTTGGTATCAACAAGAATCAGTCTACTCATTGGCAACAAGTTGCTGCCGTGCCTTCTGCTGTTTTCGAACGGGCTGTCGAGAGCGCCAAGCCGACCGTGGCGGTTAATGCCATCGTAAAACGCAAGCGCCGCGCCGTCAGAGAACTCGGCTTAGCCGAACGTACGCGCCGTGCGGCTGCGCAACTTGGCAGCAAACTCTATGGCGTTATCTATGCCGATCCCCCCTGGCGCTTTAAGCCCTACGCAGAGGAAACCGGCTCAGATCGCGCCGCCGATAATCATTATCCCACTCTGACTATTGATGACATAGCCGATATCGAGCCGCCGGCCGCGCCGGATTGTGTGCTGTTTCTGTGGGTTACCATCCCAATGCTCGAGCTTGGCATCAAGCTCCTGCAGCGCTGGGGCTTCGCATACAAGTCGGCCTGCGTCTGGGCCAAACCACAGATCGGCACCGGTTATTGGTTCCGTAATCAGGTCGAGCTGCTGCTCGTCGGCACCCGTGGCAATGTCCCCGCCCCAGCGTCAGGCGACCAACCACCCCAGATCCAGACGCTGGACCGGGCAAGGCATAGCGCAAAGCCAGATGCCTTCGCCGTCATGATCGAGGCGCTTTATCCCAACGTGCCCAAACTGGAGATGTTCGCCCGCACCGAACGAATCGGCTGGGATGTGTGGGGAAACGAGGCTTCATGACGCTTCGGGGGAAACGCCGTGTCACGACTGCGCTGGGGAAAATTCTACTGGTCCGATTGGGAAGGCGACACGGCACTGGCGCTCTGCTCGCACGCTGCACAGGGGCTCTGGATGCGGCTGTTGTGCATCGCGGCACAGGGCACGCCGTATGGCCATGTCACGGTGGGCGGGAAGCCGCCATCCGATGGCCAGATCAAGATCCTGATCCGCCAACCCAATATCCGGCTGCGCGATTTGCGCCGGCTGATCGACGAACTGGAGCGCAACGGGGTGGCCAGACGCACTGAAGCCGGGGTGATCTACAGCCTCCGGATGGTGCGCGACTTCGCCCGCGCGGAGCATGCCTCAAAGGCCGCGCGGGCTAGACACGATAACAAGCGCCCCCCGGAAAGCACTAACGAAAATCGCCACGCCACGACCACGCCAGAACCACGCCAGAACCACGCCAGAACCACAGAAAACGCAAAAAACGGCGGATTTGGCCGCGCAAATGTGGCGGGAGCAACCGTAGAAGCAGAAGCAGAAGCATCTTATCTCTCTCAAGAGAGAGATAAGATGCTTCTGCCACAAGAAACGGGTGAGCAGCGCGGCGTGCGCCTCAATGGCGCACGCGCCGCTCACCCGCTTCTCACAGAAGCCAAGGGATCGGACGAATACCTCCACAACCTCCTCCAGACCATCCAAGCCAACGGCAGACCATCATGACCGACTGGCTCGCCTCAAACCCTTCTCTCGCCTCCCTCGAACCAGAAGACCGCGCCTGGGCCACCAACTGGCTCCGTCACGCCTCAGGCGACTGGGGCCACAACCAACGCATAGGCAACCTCGCCAATGACCTCCACCGCGTCCGACGCTGGAGACCGCGCGCCCTCCTCTGGCTCCTCCTCAACAGCACCAAAGCCGCTCAGATCGCCGCCAACGCCGCTTGGCCAGACACCACTCCCTCCAAACAACAACCAACCCAGGACGAAATCGCAGCCGTCCAGGCTTCCCTCGCCGCTCTCAAGCCCGCAGATCCCACCCAATCCACTCGCGAGCAACTCGACGCCCTCTCCGGTTCCAACCTCCGCCCATACCACCTCTCCCCTCAGCAACTCGACGCCGCAAACCCTCTTCCCAACGGCCGGAAACGCCCCCCATGAAACCAACCACTCAACTCCTCCAGCACATCAACGCCATCGATCCCCCCGCCATCAATGCACATAACCGACGACCCTACTGGCGCATCTCCTCCCGCCTCGCCGCTCTCCGCGACACCAGCGCCATCTCCGCAGACGAATACCTCGCCGCATGCGAATACCGCGCCGCTTGGGAACACGTCCTCGCATCCATCGTCCGAACTTCCCAACTCGACCGCACCACCACCCGAACCATCGCCGGCTATGGAAACACCGACGCCCTCCTCCGCATCACCTCCACCGTCTCCCGCATCCGATGCACCGAAACCACCCTCGGATCCCTCGCCAGCTCCCTCCTCTTCTGGCACGCCGTCGATGACCTCCCATGGACCGACATCGCCGCCAAACTCCACCGACAACCTCGCACCGTCCGAAACTGGACCATCACCGCTCTCCACGCCCTCCCAGACGCCTGGGAGGCCGCTACACGCCACAAACCACCACCCCAGTGATCAACATCACCACTTGGCCAATACCCCACACTAGGCTCGATGGAGCCTCCTGTGAGTGGCATGGCCAGCAATGGCGCCTCAGAGCTCCCTCAGCCGTTGCGGCACTTGCCCGCACCCTCACCCTAGCCGGATGCCCTGACGGCCCCTGGCAAGCCCTGGGGACGGCTGGAAACAGGTTGTTCTGCGGCAATAGCCTCCACGGCCTCGCCCAACTCCACATCCGCGAAACCAAAGCCGGTATCCGGTGGCGATGATTCACAGAATCGTGAGCCACTTGACAAACGCACGTTAATCGCTAGCAAATCACTATAATCAGCGAAAACAGGGCCTTAACAGAACAGCCTGCGACTGAGAACAGACGCAAACAGGCACACAAACAGAAAGGTTGAGGAGCGCGGCCCCGTGCCTCAGTTCGTCAAAGGCCAGTCAGGAAATCCAGGCGGAAGGCCGAAGAAGGTGCAATTCGCGCCCGGTGCCGTGCTCAGCAAACGTGAAATCACCGCTCTGGCCCGCTCTCACGCGCCCGCCGCGATCGAAACTCTGGTGCGATGCCTCAACGATCCGCGCCATCGTGTCACCGCCGCAGCGACGCTCCTCGATCGTGGCTACGGCAAGCCAGTTGTGGAGGTTGGTGGCGCTGAGGATCGCCCAATCGCGATCCAGTTCACCTGGGCACCAGCGCAACAATCCGAAGCCAAGACGATTGATAGCGCTTCGTTGGAGAGCAAGGCGCTCGAGCTCGTGTGGGACGTAGCAAATGAGGGGGAGTAATGCTGGGTAGCGCGATTGGCTATAGCCAACGCATTGATATCATTAGCATTACAACGCCATGCAGCGTTCTTTGGGGGAATGCACCATGAGCACGGCCAGCAACTTACGCCATGCGATGCACGATCTCGCAGCTGCTTATGATGATGCATGTTCGGAATATGGTGAAACTAGTAATCGCGCGCTGCTCATTGCTGATGCGGTTGAGTTCATGCGGCGCTGGATGCTGCGGTATGGCACGCTGGCCCCGCGCCGGACGCTCGAGGCAGTGAGGGACTGAAAAGCCCGAGCGCGCCTGAGCCAAAGGGCCCCGGGGCATGGGCATTTCCCCTCGCGCCTCGCGATGCCTTGACACCCCTTCCTCGCAACTTTTTTGGGGTTTAGGGACTTGGAACGCACACGGAATGGCGTGTGGGATGATTGGTTAGGGAGATGACGGTACAGCAGGTTGTGCTACCGTTTTGTCCGCGCGAATGGCAGCGTGGTTTGATTGATGATCCGGCGAAGCGGATAGTTGCGGTGGTACATCGGCGTGCTGGGAAGAGCACGGCGTTATTATGGCGTGGTTTGATGAAGGCGATTACGACGAAGAAGCCGTTGCCGCGAGTTATACATATATTGCCGTATGCTGTGCAGTGGTCGAGGACGGGGTTATGGGATCAGGCGGTACGGGCGGCTGAGAGCGTACCTGGTGCGGAGATTAGGAAGGCTGCGATGTTGATACGTCTTCCCAATGGGGGGACGTGGCAAGCTGGTGGAGCTGACAATCAGGACAGTTGGCGTGGTGGGTATGCAGACGAGTGCATATTGGATGAGTATGATGACACGCCGTCGAGTATGGTACCGTTGGTTATTGAGCCGATGTTAGCGGACCGGGATGGGGTGTTGGTGCGCTCTGGCACTCCTAAAGGCAAAGGTGTATTGCAGGCGGCGTATAATCGTGCGCGGGACAATGCGGATTATAGCAGCTATTTGCTTGACTACACGAAGACCAAAGCCCTGAGTGAGGAGGCGATACGGCGGTTACGGAACGAGATGAGTGAAGAAGAGTTTCGGCAGGAGCTTTGTTGCAGCTTTGAGGCGCCGAACTCGGGCTCCTATTATGGTCGTTTGATGCAGGATGCGGAGGATGAAGGTCGGATTACGCTGGTGCCGCATGAGCCGACGCTGAGGGTGTGGACGAGTTGGGATTTGGGGATAGATGATGCGACGAGCATATGGTTTTTACAGACATTGCGTAGCGGTGAATGGCGGTTCATCGACTACCTCGAGGGAAGTGGTGAAGGACTGGATTATTACGTGCGTTTACTGCACCAGCGGGGGTATGCATATGAGAAGCATATACTACCCCATGATGCGCAAGTTAGAGAGCTTGGATCTGGACGGACCCGGACCGAGACTCTACACAGCTTGGGAGTGAAGCCGACGAAGGTGATACGGCAGCACAATGTGGCGGACGGGATTAATGCGGTTAGGTTAGTTTTGCCGCGTTGTTGGTTTGATGCGTCGCGGTGTGTGGAGGGGATCCTGGCGCTTAGGCATTATCGGCGCGAATGGAACGAGAAGGCTGAGACGTGGCGCTCGCATCCGGTGCATGATCATGCGAGTCATGGAGCGGACTCGATGCGGTATATGGCGTTGGGAGTGAGGGAGGACCAGGGTCGGCAGTTGGCGGTTCCGATGTTTGGCAGTCAGTATGAGAATGTGGTTGTTGGTCCTGGTGTGATGGGATCGCACTGGATGGCGGCGTGAGATGGCGTTATATGCGGCGAACAGTGCGACGCAGCAGTTGACGGTGGGTCAGACGGCGGTGAATGCGTCGATTAATCCGAATGATCCGGTGTTGTATATATTGAATGCGGGAAATTCGGTGATCAATGTAGCGATAGGGAAGGGTCCGCAGACGGCGACGAGTGCGGCGCTGGCGGTTCCGTTTAATGTACCGATGTATATCCCGACGTTTAGTGGGGCGGACACGATCAGTGCGATCAATTTAGGGACGGGGAATGAGACGGTGTATATCAGTACGGGGACGTATGTGGGGTAGGGGTGGCATGATAGAGCTTCTGGTAACGTTGCTGGTGGTTCTGATCATCTTTGGGGTGTTTTACTACATCATCACGTTGTTACCGCTGCCGGCGCCGTTTCCGGTGATTGCGCAGTTGGTATTGCTGGTGATTTTGCTGTTGGTGTTGTTGCGGTATTTGCTGCCGTTGGCGCATGTAAGTTTGCCGTAGTGGCGAAGCACATATGGAGTGAGGCCGAGGAGGGGGAGATACGGCGCCACTTCGCTGCGGGATTGTCGCATCGGGAGATTGCGCTAGCGATGGGTCACAGCAAGTTTAGTGTGACGAGCAAGTTGGAGCGGCTGGGTTTACGGCGTGTGGATCCGGTGAGCACGAACCCGCCGAGGCGCGAGGAGCGGCAGCGAGCTGGGAAGGTGACGTTGCCGCCGCTGGCGAGTCTGAGTGATGAGTGATGGCGCCGACGCACGCTGAGGGTCGGGCGGCGTCGCAGCGGGTGAAGGCGGCGAACGACGCCGGCGAGATGGCCGACACCTGGGACCAGATCACGATGACGGTCTATCATCTAAGTCTGCTGATGCGGACGGTTCCGGAGCCACATCGGATGGCGCAGGCGCTGCGTCTGGCGCGGGTGCTGGTAGAGAACACCAAGGAAAGCATGGGGTAATGGCGCCTGATGGCTCGTCCTAAGCGCGGCGACGCGGACGTTCTCAGAGAAGCGAAGAAGCGATTTGAGCGGTGTGTGACGTGGGAGTCGACGGCGCGGAGCAATGCGCGGATTGACCGGCGTTTTGCCAATGGGGACGCGTATAACAACTGGCAATGGGATCAGACGGTACGGACGGCGCGTGGGGACCGGCCGTGTTTGACGCACAACAAGGTGCGGCAGCACAATCTGCAGATTATCAATGATGCGCGGCAGAACAAGCAGTCGATTAAGGTGACGCCGGTAGGCGGGAATGCGTCGTATGAGGCGGCGCAGGTGTTTGAGGGTATTATCAGGCGGATAGAATATCAGAGTAAGGCGATTGACGCCTACAGCACGGCGACGTTTCATCAGGTTGAGACTGGTATTGGGTATGTGTCGGTGGACACGGATTATGTTGACCAGGATGGCAGTTTTGAGCAGGAGATTTACATTCGGCGGCATGCGGATCCGGAGACGATCTACATGGATCCGGATTGCAAGCTGTATGACAAGTCGGATGCGCGATTTGCGTTTGTATTTGAGGACATACCGAGAGAGGAGTGGGAAGCGGAGCACGGTGAGAACAAGGCGCCACCGGGGCCGGCGCTGGACATGCCGCGCAGCAACGACTGGGTGACCAAGGATCATGTTCGGGTGGCGATCTACTGGCGTCGCAACGAGGACGAGGACAAATTGCATATGCTGCGTGACGGGCGTGTCATCAAGGAGGGTGACATGGACGATGCGCAGATGGAGATGCATCGGCCGTTGATTGAGCGGACGCGGACGACGAAAGAGACGAGTGTGGAGTGGTTTAGGATTGAGGGAGACAAGATAGCGGATCGGGGCGAGTGGGCGGGGATTTACATACCGATTGTGCCCTGGATTGGCGAGGAGGTGGTGATTGACGGTCTGCTGGATCGCAAGGGGCACACGAGAAGCCAGATTGATGCGCAGCGGATCTATAATTACTGGGCCGCAACGAGTTTGCATACCCCCCTGCCGACGCCAACCGGCTGGACGACGATGGGCGAAGTCGAGGCGGGGGATCTGCTGCTGGATGAGCAGGGGCGGCCGACGACGGTTCTAGGCAAGAGCCCAGTGTATCTTCACAGCCGGTGTTTCCGCGTTGAGTTTGACGATGGCTCGCATGTTATTGCCGATGCGGGCCATCAGTGGCAGGTGGAGGAACGCGGCAAGGCGATTGCTGGCGGATGGCAATGGACCGATAAGCAGGTGACGACGGAGCAACTGACACCTGGCACGCACTTCATTCACATGGCAAAGCCGCTGGACTTGCCAGAAGCGGATTTACTTATCGAGCCTTATCTGCTCGGCATGTGGCTTGGCAATGGCCGCACGGCGGCAGGAACCATCACCAACCATACGCAAGATGTCGATGAGACGCGGCAATATCTGATGGAACTCGGTTACCGCTTGGGTCCGGTGTATAGGGACAACAACGCGAGCACATTCGGCGTCTATGAACTGGCTGGCGAATTACGCGAATTGGGCTTGCTTGGCAACAAGCACATTCCGCAGGCATATTTGCGCGCCTCGGCGGCCCAGCGCTGGGCGTTGCTGCAAGGATTGATGGACACCGATGGTTCGGCCAACCGGCGTCTGTTCACCTGTGAGTTCACGACCTCGCGGCCAGCTTTAGCTGAAGGCTTTGCGGAATTGCTTAGTTCCTTGGGGCTGAAATCGACGCATCTGCGTCGAGCTGCGACGCGGCGAAAAATGCCGGGGGGCGAGTGGTCTGATGTGCTCGCGCATGATCAATTCACGTTCTCTGCGCCGCCGGATGTGCAGGTGTTCCGGTTGCGGCGCAAGCGAGCTGTGCAGGAATACGAGCGCACGACGCATTGGCGACGCACCAGGCGGTTCCGCATCAAGGCGGTGTTGCCGGTGCCGTCTGAGCCAGTGCAATGCTTAGGAGTAGATGCACCCTCGCATCTATTTCTGTGCGGTCCTTCGATGGTGCCGACCCATAACTCAGCGGCGGTGGAGCAGGTAGCGCTGCAGAGCAAGGTTCCGTATGTGGGTGTGGTGCAGGCGTTTGAGGGGTTTGAGAATTATTGGAACACGGCGAACCTGAAGAATTTTGCGTATTTGCCGTATAATGGGAAGGATGACGACGGCAATCCGTTGCCACCGCCGCAGCGAGCGCCGCCACCCGAGATGGCGAGCGCGTATATCCAGGGGATGCAGATTGCCAGGCAGGATCTGCTGGATGTGACGGGGCAATATCAGGCTGAGTTGGGCATGCCATCAAACGAGCGCAGTGGCGTGGCCATTCAGCAGCGCCAGCGTCAGGGCGACAATGCCACGTATCACTACATAGACAACCAGAGTAAGGCGATCCGCCAAGTTGGGCGCATTCTGCTCGACCTTATTCCCAAGATTTACGACACCACCAGGGTCATCAAGATCCTGGCGCAGGACGGAACGGATCAGGAGGTGGTATCGACGCCGAATGCGCCGGCCGCGCATCAGCGTGTGCGGATGACGCCGCAGGGGCCGGTGCCGATCGGGCCGCAACAGGCGGGAGCGGACCAGGAAGAGGACAATCTGCCGGATCCCCGGATCATATTTAACCCGACGGTGGGTAAGTATGATGTGGAGGCGGACGTTGGGCCGACGTTTGGCACGCAGCGTCAGGAGGCTGCGAACGCGTTCACGCAGATCTTGGCGAATAATCCGGCTGCGTTCGCGATTGTTGGCGACTTTTGGGCGAAATATCAGGATTTTCCTGGGGCGGAAGAGTTGGCGCAACGACTGAAGCGTGGCTTGCCGGCGCAATACAGGCCAGGGCCGGATCCGCAGCTGCAACAGGTGATCCAGGCGGGTCAGCAGATGCAGCAGCAGGCTCAGCAGCTGCTGAAGCAGGCCGATGCGGAGATTGCGCGGCTGCAGGCGGACAATATGCGGCTGAAAGAGCAGGGCGCCGAGAAGCACGCATCGATTGCGATCGATGAATACAAGGCCGAGACGGAGCGATTGAAGGCGGTGGGGCAGATTGATCCGGCATCGCTGCAGGTGATTGTGCGTAAGATGGTGGGCGAGATGTTGCAGACGGACTTGCCGCACTGGCTCGAGCACCATGGGGCATTGGAGCAGGCGTTCCAGGCAAATATGCAGCAAGCGCAGCCGCAGGCCCCGAACGGGAATGGCAATGGCGGGCAGGCGCCAGCGGGCAATGGTGGGGCGCCGGGCAATGGCGGCATGCCACAGCCACCGAATGGCGGCGGGATGCCGCAGCCGGCGGCAGGACCATAGCAAGGAGAGAGCCATGCGCAGCATCACACTGGCGACCCTGACGGCAGCGAGTTTGCTGGCATCCGCGGCGTGGGCGGCGCCGATGAGCGTGGCGCAGTTCAGCCAGAACACCGGCAACAATGATGTGACGATCGCCAACAACGGCGCGCTGATGGGCAGCACCGGGGCGACCACGATCAGCATTGCGGACGCGACGGCGAACATCAGCCAGTTGCTGGACAACGTGACGCCGATTGACGGGATCGACGTGACGCTGAATGCGACGAGCATTGACAATGCGGCGACGGTGGGGGCGACCGGCATCCTGCAGCATTTCAATGGCACATTCTGCCTGTCGTCGATGGCTGGGTGTGGCGGCATCGTGTTTCTGAGCGGCAGCTTCAGCGACGCGGCGTTTGGTACCGCGACCGGGAGCCAGTTGACGGTGAATGTGGCCAATCCGCCCGATGTGCTGAACCTAACCAGCAGCGTGATCCCGGCGAGCCAGTTGCAGGCGCCGTCGAGCCTGAATTTTGCGTTCACAGCGGTGAACCCGGCGCTGTTCATTGACAGCAATAACAGCATCGGGGCGGCAACCGGGGCGTTCTCGGGCAATGCCAGCGCGACCGCCGTGGCGACGCCGGAGCCGGGCACGGCGGCGCTGCTCGGCGTCGGGCTGCTCGGGCTGGTGGGCGTCACACGGCACCGTAGGCGGTGACGGGCAGCTTGGCGGCCCCTGAGACGCTGGAGCAGGCGCTGGCGGGTGCTGACTGATGGCGCTGGGCGCGTATTCGGATCCCACCAACGCACTGTCAGGAGCGCCCAGCTGGGCGTGGAACCGGGATCGGCTGACGGACGCGGTGACGGCGCCGCGGAACCAGATCCTGGGGCCGGCGGCAGGCGGCCGCAAGGATGACAGCGGAAGCTGATCTGCCGGCCCAGCTACGGGATGAGGGCACGCCGCTTGCGGTAGCGGCGGCGGACGAGATCGAGCGCCTCCGGGGCGAGGTGACGCACCTCGAGGCGAAGTTGGCGCTGACCTTGGGCGGCATGCACCGCCACCAGCGCGACGAATACGAGACGATAACCTTCGAATGGAATGTGCCGCCGAGCGGGCCGGGGCACGAGGTTTCACGTGAAACGCCCGGCAAGGAGGACTGAGCCATGGCGCTGCATGTGACTACGCCGCACGCAGAGGTGCCGACACCGGGCCCCGGCGGCATCCAACAGCCGAGCGCGCACAAGCGTGAGCCGCTGCCGCCAGGCGTGTTGCCCGGTATCACCGACACCGACCCGCCACCGCTCAACCCCGCGACCATCATCGAGAACGGCCGGGTGTGGGTGGACGAGAGCAAGCTGCACCCGCAGCCGCACCATACCAGCCATGGGAGCGCGCCAGCGGCACACTAGATGAGCGAGACACAGACTGAGGCGCTGGAGCCCCAGGCCGCTCCAGCGCCCTCTGAGGCCCCGGAAACACCATCTCCGGAGGAACAGGCCGCAGCGCAGCAAAGCGCGCTCGAAAAGCGCGTCGCGACCATGTCGGCGCGCATGGGCAACCTGGGGCGCGAGCGTGACGAGCTCCGCGCCAGGGTGGCCCAACTCGAGGCGGGCTTGCGCACCCAGCAGCCCAGCCAGCAGCTGGACCCGCAGATCGCCGCCGCCATCCAACAGCAGGCCCAGCAGATCAGTGCCGGCGAGCGGACGCAGGAGAAGATCCGATCGTTTCATGCGGCGGGGAAAGAGGCGTACCCGGACTGGGCACAGCGCTGCGACGACCTCCAGGCGATGGGCGCGGATCCGCAGTTTGCGGAACTCCTCGTGGAGATGGACCAGGGGCATAAGGTGGCGGCGGCGTTGCGTGACGATCCGGAGCAACTGGAGCGTATCGCGTCGCTGCGCGGGGAACGAGCGAGAGCGATCGCGCTCGGGCAGTATGCGGCGAAGCTGGATGCCCAGCCGACACGGGCCGTCAGCAAAGCGCCGCCCCCGCCAAAACCGATCCAAAGGGGCGGTGGCGTCGCACCGGCTTTCAACGAGTATGGCGAAATCGATGCGTCCAGCCTCGCAGACTTCTACTCTCGCCAGGATTTGGAAAAGCGCAGGGCAATCAACCGGAGATAGCGATATGGCAAGGGACATGCGGCGCGACACCGCGAAGAGCGGCGATGGCAACGACACCAAGATGCCGTGGCATGATTATCCGTCGTTCAGCAGCGGCGGCAATGAAGCTGGCGGCAAAACCGAGAGCATACACAGCAGTCGGGCAAGCAAGTCGGCAACCACGCAGCGAGAGGAGATCGAGGTGATCCGGAGAATGCCGTGATGGCAAAGCTGGTCGCGACTGGTACTGTCCGCAGAGGCGATACCGGCAAGCCAGTGGCACGCTTCGCGGCGGTGCCGAAGGCAGACGTGAGGGATAAGGGCAAGGTCGGCATGGCGGCAATGCGGAACACATTGGCAAAGGCCGATGAGCGATATCAGCGCAAGGGGAAGAAGTGATGGGCAACGGCAAAAAGGACGCACCGCCGTTTGGCGATAAAGGCACCACCAGCGGCACCGCACGGGCAATGGCAAGCCATGCCAAAGCGTTTCGCGGGCGGCTGGCGGGGTTGGACACGTATAAGGCCCCAGCCGATACCGGTAGCAGCGGGCGTATGCCAAGCGCCAACAGCCGTGGCGATACCGTGAAGCGGCTTGGTGGTAATAGCGGGCCGCGCAGCTTTAGCCCGATCAAGACGTAGGACGAGGACGCCCGCGATCTGCCGAACTGATAGCACCATGTTTCTTGATGTCGGTGAGTTGTAGGTTCTCGATGCGATTATCTTGCGGATCGCGATTGATGTGATGGACATGCTCAGCAGACAAGAGCGTACGGCCAAGGTGACGTTCCATTATGATCCTGTGCAAAAGCTTCCTCTCGCCGGCAATCGTGACACGCAGATAAGGCTTTGGCGGCGGTCCTGCTGAATAGGCCAACGAGCGACATTGTATGCTACAGAATTTTCTCTGCTTGAGCCGAGATGGAGGTGTCGGGACGGCTTTGCCGCATTGGGCGCAGGGCACGCTGGTTGAAGCATTGTTATGTGCTTTCTTCCCCCTGATTGCGGCAAGACGCCGGTTCTCTCGGTTGGGACGCGTGGCGATGGAAGTACATCTGCGAGAGCAAAACCGCGCCGTGTTGCGTCGATATGGCTTGATCGAGAAGCAGCCACCACAGTATTCGCATTCCAATAGGAGTGGCATGGATGCCTCTTAAGACCGGAACGAGCAAGAAGGCCTTCAGCCACAACATAAAGACCGAGATTGCTGCTGGCAAGAGCCCCAAGCAAGCAGTGGCAATCGCCTATAGCAAGAAGCGCGCGAGCCAGCGCAAGAAATAGGATCCCTGCCGGGAAGGGGTTTTCGCGCTCCCCTGAACGGCGCCGTGGTCCCGTGGCGTTCCCGGCTAGGGACGGGGCAAACGCTTCCGGCGAGCGTCATCGCCGTGTGTCCGCTCCGGTGACGGCTAAATCATCGTGTGGTCCTGCAGGCGGACCCGGAAACTCCTGTGCAACCACAACGTGCCTATGACTTCTTGATCCAGCCAGCGGGCGGCGCAGCGACCTCCTCCCGACTGCGCCGTCCCGCAACTGGATCAAGATCACGAAGCTGGAGCCTGAAGCCGTTGGCACTCCACAACACAGGAGTGACAGATGGCTGTCGCGAGCAACACCCTACTCAACATCAATATGATCACGGCAAAAGCGCTCGTGATCTTGCACCAGAAGTTAAATTTTGTCGGGTCGATCAACAGACAGTACGAGGATAGCTTCGCACAGGCCGGCGCCAAGATCGGATCCAGCATCCGGATCCGTATCCCGGTGCAATACACCGTCAGCACCACACCAGCGCTCGCGGTGCAGAACTCAGTGGAAACGAATACGACGCTGACACTGAGCAATCAGTACCACGTCGACTTCAGCTTTAGCTCCGCTGAACTCACGCTGAACATCGATGACTTTGCGGCGCGGTACTTGGAGCCTGCGTGTACGGTGCTGGCCGCCAATGTCGAAGCACAGTCGTTGCTGCAAGTTGTGCCGGCAGTCTGGAACATGGTCGACGGCCACGGCGCCGCGCAGACGTTCCGCAACGTGCTCACGGGGCGCAAGATCCTGCTTGATAACCTCACGCCGCAGGATCTGCAGTGGCAATTGAGGATCAACACCCAAGACAACGTCGATATGGTGGACACGCTGAAAGGCCTGTTCCAGCAGCAAACGCAGATCGCACGACAATACGTCGATGGCGTGATGGGGCTGTCAGGCGGCTTTGAGTGGGCCGAGAATACCCACCTCAACACCTACACGCGCGGCGCCCAGAGCGGCTATCTGGTGGGCGCTGGCGGCCAGACGGGTAGCACGCTGGCAGTTACGACAGGAACCGGCACCGGCAATGCTGGCGACGTGTTTACGATCGCGGGCGTGTTCAGGGTCCATCCGGAAAGCAAGGTGGTCACCAACCAGTTGCAACAGTTCGTGTTGACAAGCTCAGCCGCCGCTGGTGCCGGAACGTGGAATATCGCGCCGGCCATGACGACGACCGGTCCGTATCAGAACATCAACGCGTCCCCCGGCGCAGGCGTGGCAATCACGTTCCTGATGGCGGCCAGCACGGCTAGTGGGCAGAGCATTTGCTACCATCCGGATTTTGCCACATTTGGGACTGCCGACCTAGTCATGCCCGGCGGCGTCGATATGGCCGCAAGGGCGCAGAAGGACGGCCTGTCGATCCGTGTTGTGCGGCAATACGACATCAACAACGACGTGCTGCCGTGCCGCTTGGACATCCTCTGGGGTGTCGCCGCTATCCGCCCGCAACTCGCGTGCCGGCTGATCGCGAACTGAGGAGGGCGACATGGCGCAATATCCCACTGTCACCTACCCGTCAGGACGGGCGATCAACTACAATCTCGGCACCGGCATGCACGACCTGACGGCAATGGTGAACGGCGCCGGATGGACGGCAAATACCTATACCGCTCGGGCAGGCGGTGGCCGTGCCAATGCCACCATCCTTAATGCTGCTGTGAACCTGATTGCGGTGTGCGCCACAGCGGCGGATAGCGTGAAGTTGCCGCCGGCCGTTGGTGGTCAGGTGATGTGGATCATCAACGCCGGCAGTGCGGCATCGCAGATGTTCGCTGCCGATGGCACCACCGACACGATCAACGGTGTAGCGGCGGCAACCGGGGTGTCACTCGCAGCCGGCAAGGCGGACGTGCTGATGAGCCCGCTGCCAGGGGCGTGGTTCTCGGTGACGGGCGCATGAGCGAGAAGCGTCGGTGGATACGCCGACGCTGCGCGGCACCGCTGGTGGCGGCCGGGGCTTGGGCCACTAGAAGGGAAAGCGATGTTCAGTCCAAGCAGTAGCACACAAACGCTAACCGTTGGCGCGAGCTCGGTGTCGTGTCCGATCGACCCGAGCGATAGTGTGGTATCGTTACTCGCAGTCGGAAACGCCGTCGTGTTCGTTCGCATCGGCGCCGGGCCACAGACGGCAACGATCACGGATTATCCGATACTGCAACCGACTCTCCTGCCCGCCTACTCGGGGGCAGATACCCTGGCCGCCATCAGCCCCGGCGCCGGCACCGTGACGCTCTACGTCACAACGGGGCATGACGTGTGATCTCCACTGTTGGCGACCTGATAAACATGGTGCTCAAAGTGTCGGGCATCCTGGGCGTTGGCCAAACGGCCGTGCCCGATGACTTGACGACCGGGCTGGACTGGCTGCGCGCGATCATCGGCCAGTGGCAGAAAAAGCGCTGGCTGGTGTTCGTGGAGCAGACCGTGAGCGTGGCGAGCTCCACCGGCGCGCAAACCTACAGCATCGGGCCGGGCTGCGATTTCAACATCGGCGGCCGGCCTGATCACATCGCCCGCGCCTATGTCAGGATCATCCCCGGCGTGCCGCCGAACCTCGTGGATATGCAGCTCGAGGTGATCGAGGCGCGTGAAGATTACGAGCAGATCAGCATCAAGACCCTGCAGACGACCCCGGCCATGGTGTTTTACGAGAGCGGCTACCCGACCGGGCGAGTGTATTTCTGGCCAGTGCCACCGGCCGGGCAATACGGACTGTATCTGACCCTGAAGCTGCCGCTGCCGACCTACATTTCGCTGGCCGATCCGATCGCACTGCCGGACGAATATCTCGAGGCGCTCATCTGGTCGATGGCTTGTAGAATGCAGGCGTCGTACGGATTGCAAGTACGGCCAGACCATATGGCGCTTGCTAAGCAGGCAATCAACACTTTAAGGCAAGCGAACTCACAAATTCCTCAATTGGCAATCCCTGCGCCGGTGGGACGCATTCGAGGAGACACATCGCTTGTTGGGCCGGGATTGGGACGTGCATTCGTGCTCGACCAGGGCGCCGTCCTTTGACTATCGGAATGGGCTGTAATCGCCAAAGGCGGCTTTGGATGCCAACTTATATGCCTCATGTGCCAGCTCAGCAGTATCAAACACGCCGATGTGGCGCATCCTTGGGCCATCCTTGATCTGTGCTCTGAATTTACCGCCAGGCAGGAGACTGACGCCAGGAAGGCCGCCGCTTCCTGCCGGTTTGATGGCATTCATGCGACTTTGCCGATGGTTCACGCTCCGTAAGTTCTCAATGCGATTGTTTGAAGGATTGCGGTCGGCGTGATCTACGAGATGCGGCTCTGTGCCGTGATGCATCTTCCATATAATACGAGACACAAGGATCTTGCGATGGAGCAAGTTGGTATAAAAGTACCCATTTTTGAATGGTGCTCCAGCCGGTTTGCCGGCTTGCTTGGCATTCCAAGCATTAGATGCATGGAGGCTTCTGAAGTGCTCTCGTGGTCTTTCCCGCCACCGCAGAATGCCGGTGTCTGGCGCATAGTCAAAACACTGGCGCAGATAATCGGCGGCTGGCAGCGTGCGAATAACCTTGGGCATGGGTGTTCTCCATCGCTCTTGGCCAGGATGCGGCTGGGCGGTCGCTCGCCCACCGCATCCGCGGGAATATAGCACATGATCACAGCAGACGGCACGGCGGTCTACCCGTGGAACCACGGCGAGACGCTGACAGCCGCTGCGCTGAATGCCGCTTTCGCGCAGTCAACCGGGGCCTATGTCGGCACCGGAGCTCCCGGCGCGCCGGCCATCGGCACGGTCTGGTACAACAGCGGCACCGGGCTGGTGTCGATCTGGGACGGCAGCGCCTGGCAGCCCACCGGTCCTGCCACATCCGTTGGAACTACGGCGCCGGCATCGCCCATCGTCGGCGCGCTCTGGTTCGATACCACGGGTGGCCTGCTTTACATGTGGTACGACGACGGCAACTCGAAACAATGGATCAACGTCAATAATTACAATGCGCCGTCTCCGGCAACGGGAGCGTATCTACCGCTGACCGGCGGCACGCTCACAGGCGCCCTGGCCGGCACCACGGCATCGTTCAGCGGCAACCTGGCAGGGCAAGTTACCTCTACCGGTTCGTCGACCGCGCGACTGCTGGCGGATCGCTGGCACGATGTGGTCAATGTCAAGGATTACGGCGCACCGCTAAATGGCACGACGTTCGATGACACCGCATTTCAGAATGCCAGAGCGGCGGTCGGAACTGATGGCTCGGTGTATGTGCCCTACGGCAACCAGCGGGTCAGCGCAGCACCGACAACAGGACCAACAACGCAGGTACTGTGGCGTTATGACGGGACACACATCGGTACTGGTACGGCTACCCCAGCAACCGGCCTCGGCACTGATGTGGTGGAGAATTTCTTCCAGGGCAACAAGTTCTTCGGGCGCAGCAACAGCTTCGCGGCGGTCAGTCCGGTGTTGCGCATCGACAGCACGGTCAATCACTCGGGCGGATCGGCAGCCAACAACATATCAGCTGTCAAGGTGAATGCGACCAATTCCGGCACGGCAGGCGAGAGCACGATCGGCATCGCTACGGTGCTAACAGAGAACCGTGGATCGCTCGGTGCGAATGCCACCAGCGTCGCGGTGACCGGATATACCGTGCGGACAGCTAATACCAATATCCTGAGCTACGGCGCCAACTTCTACATCAACGATACGACCGGCAATGCATCAGCCACCAGTGGTCAGGCAGTCGGCGTTGAGATGGATGTACTGGCGAATGGATTGGATAATGGCGGTCTGGCTGGGCCATATGTTCCGGCGGGGCAAGGCATCCGTACGATTTGTAGCGTTATCGGCGCGCAATCCAATACCGGAGGAGCGGATACTGAGATCGGCTGGGGCGTCGCTGTCGGGCCAACCAGCGGATCGTCGCATGTCATCTTCAAGCGGGCAATTGCGGTAACCGGCCAGTTCAATATCGCGGCGTTTTCGACACAGTATGCCGTGCAACTGGCCGGTGCGAATGCGGTTTGGCTCAACACCGGGCACATACTTGCCATGGACATCGCCGGCACCGGTGGCGCGGCCAATCTCAGGTTATCATCGAATGGCAGTGTGCTGACCGTAGCCGGTGGGCAGGTGGCGATCAGCGCGCTGCCCGGTACGGCGTCTTATGCTAACGATGCAGCGGCGGCGACCGGCGGCGTGGCGGTGGGCCAACTCTATCGCAACGGCTCTGCGGTAATGGTGAGGGTCACGTAAGATGCTGGACTTCCCTGGTTCACCAACACTCGGTCAGCAATTCACCGGACCGAATGGGATCTTCGCGTGGGATGGGGGGAAGTGGGCGCCGGCCGGCGTAGGTGCCTTGCCATTTCTGCCGTTGGCCGGGGGAACGATGACCGGCCCGCTGACGCTCTCGGCCGATCCTGCGGCGGCGTTGCAGCCGGTGACGCTGCAATATTTCAACGCGCATTATGCCGGGGGCACTGGTCCGTATCTGCCGTTAGCCGGTGGTACGCTCACGGGACCACTGAACGCCGTTGGTTTGTCGGCTAGCGGCACGGTGAGCGGTGCAGGCTTCACGACCTTGCTTGCGCCTTATGCGCCATTGGCATCACCGGTATTGACCGGCACGCCTGCGGCCCCGACGGCGACCGCTGGCACCAATACCACTCAACTTGCCACGACGGCCTTTGTCACCACGGCGGTTCCTGTCGCATCCTCTACACTGCCGATTATGGACGGGACTGCCGCAGTCGGCACCGGTGCGACATGGGCGCGTGCTGATCACGTGCATCCGACTGATACAACGCTCTATCCAATGAGCAATCCGTCTGGCTATGTGAATGCAGCAGATGCAGCTACAGCCGCTCCTGTGCAGTCAGTGGCTACACGTACTGGTGCAGTTACACTTACCCATACGGATATCACCGATTGGACCACAACATTAGCAGCATATGCACCGATAAACTCACCGACATTTACCGGCACCGTTGCACTTCCCGGTAGCTTCGCTTCAACAGGAGGCGGCTTCGATTTCACCGCTGCCTCCGGCGTTGTGGCAATGCATGTGGATGATCCGACTGCGGCGCATCCCGGCCTGCGATTTTCTTACTCCACCGCGTCAAACACGTGGACTTTGAGTGGAACCAGCAATACGAATATCCTCATCGCACCCGGTGGTGCTGCTCAGTTCCAATGTGCCAATGTGCTCATAACAGGTGGTGCGATCAGCGCTACCACGATAGCTGCCACCACGTTTACGACAGCCTATTCCGCCAAGTCTGGCACATCGTATTCGGTGGCGGCCGCCGACTGTTCCCTGGTTATTACGCCGACTGCTGCCTTCACAATAACATTGGGAACCGCTACCGCTGGTCGTGTCCTTAACCTCTTAAATCAGGCGGCGTTTGCAATATCTAGTGCGACCGCAAACGTTGTGCCATTGGCAGGAGGCTCCGCTGCGACAACGCTACTTGCAGCGACTGCGGGAAAGTTCTGCACGTTGCAAGGAAATGGCACCAATTGGCAGATCATGAATGCTAACTGAGGAGAACTGACATGGCTGCGTTAGATACGACCGGTGGTACGATAACTCCTGGCACATTGAATTTGGCGGGTACCGTCGGTTCGTGGGGCGCCTACAACTATGGTCAACAGCTTCTGGTGACCGGACCCGGCACCAATCCAACAACAGCCATAGCTGACTCCACAGGAGCAAATTGGCTTGCGTTCACAAATTCTGCGGGTGGGTTGTTGATTTCCGGAATGCCTGCAACGTCGGACTCTACGACACCGCCTGTACAATTAGCTGGGCTGTCTGCTGGCGGACAATTCTCCGTTGGATTTAATTCGCAGCCAGGAGGAACTAAGTTACAGATTGGTCCGGTAACCGACTCATCAAGCAGTCCTGGGTACTTCGTATCAGTACAGAAGACGTTTTCGGGAACGGGAGGAACAACCGGAACTGCCCCAGCAACTTTACGCGTTCAAGGTAATGTAACAGGTGCGTCACCGAACTTCAGCGTATACAACGTCAGCTCTGTTATGACGCTTGCGACGACAGGACTGAATTCCAATACTCTGCCGACTGGGATTAATTCTCTGGTAACACGCACATCCGGCGCGACAGCATCCTGGCAATATCAGGGCCAGACAATAGACCAAACAGGACTTCCACCATCTGCATCCGCGCAGTCCGTCGGCATGGCTTTGCAATTGCAGCAGAATGGTCCTGATGGAGCTAATGTATACTTTAATCCCGCATCCGGTGGACGATCCATATTAAGTTTGAATGCTGCAGATTATATCCCGCCTTCATGGGCTGCGCTTACTGCTTATGCTTCTGGTGCAGTGGTGACGCCGGGAAATGGATATGTATATATTGCAACCACGGGAGGAACATCTGGGAGCACGGCGCCGACTTGGCCCACATCGTCAGGAACAGTAGCTGACGGTACGGTAACCTGGTCGTTCGGCACAACTCAAGCAAGCGTTGTGAGCCGTGCCTTGTCCATAGGAGGCCCAACATTTGGCGCTGCAATTCTTGCCAATGCAGCATTTACGAATGCTGTACTAGACTTCAGTCATTCTACGCTGGCAACTTCTGTGAATGCTAATGCCGCTGGCATTCGTTTAACATCAAATATGCCTATCGATTTTTCTGCTGACGGTACAGCCGCGGGACAGAACGTTCGAGTGCTGCGATATAATTCTAGCGCAGCTGCTTTCCAGTACGTCAAGTCAGGAACAGTTCAGTTTTCCATAAGCGATACTGGGAGTGTTACTATTACTGGCGCGCTGGTAAACCAGACGTTTACAGGTACGACCGATCTTGGTAGTGGCTCAGTCACGGGAGCAGCCTTGGCATCTTATCTTGCATCTCCTCCGAACATTGGTGCAACGGCTCCAGCGACGATCGCTTGCACTTCGTTCACGGCAACTTGTTCTATGCAGACTGGCACAAGCTATACCATAGTCCCAGGAGACTATTCGTTAATCTTCAATCCAACGGCTGCTATGACGATTAGTTTGCCAGCGGCTTCTGCTGTTCCGGGACGTACTCTTGTCATGAAAACCATTGCAGCTTTTGCTGTGAATAGTAGTTTCAGCAACGTTGTCCCGCTAGCCGGAGGAGCAAACGGGGTTGCGATCCTTCCAGCGGCTGTAGGGAAGTGGTGTATACTTCAGAGCAATGGTGTCGCTTGGCAGATCATGGCAGCCAATTAAGGAACATATGAATGCTACCGACGCCGACTATACAAATTCCTCCTGATGCTCGGTTATCTGTCAGTCTAGAGCTAACGGCACAGCATTGGATTGAGGTAATGAATATTTTAAGCAACGGACCATACCGGATCGTGATGCCAGTAATTGATGAGATACAAAAGCAGTGTACCGATCAAGCAAAAGTTCCACGAGAAGGACGTATTATGGCGTCAGTAGACGGAAATAATCACGATGCTTGATTTTCCCAATGCGCCATCAAACCGCGTCCGCTGATCTGTGACCTATATAAGTCTGGCTCGAAGCGCAGTATCTCAGAACATAAAGGAAAGTGACATGAGCGGGACACAGATCGAGCCGACCACGCCGTTGCTGGTCACGCTGCCTGCACGGCAATGGAATAGCCTACTAACGGCTGCCGGCGAGGGCATGAATGCACTTGCTAGCATTATAAACGAGGTGCAGCGCCAGTGCATGCAGGCCTCGATGGTTGAGGCCGAGCCAATGCCCATTCCACGCCGCGAGCTGCGCCCCAACGGCGAGGCCAATGCCTAAACTCGCCCTGACCGGTGGCAGCTATCAGGCCCGCAGCGTCATCGCATCGGCCCAACGCTGCCTTAACTTGTTCCCGGAGCCGATGCTGCAGCAACAGGGCGAGCCTGCAGCATTCGCGCACTACCCAACGCCAGGCCTACGGTTGCTCAGCACGCTGCCGCAGGGACCGATCCGTGGTATCCGCCAGGCGACCACCGGCCAGATCTACGTCGTGGCGGGAAGCGGCGTCTATCTGATCGATCCCACGGCCTGGACTGGCTCGCTGCTCGGCAGCATCACCTCCGGCGTCACCACGCCAGTCTCGATGCAGGACAACACCCAGTCGATGGTCATCGTGGACGGATCGGCCAATGGCTGGACGATCGATCTTACATCCAACGCATTTGCGACGATCAGTGACCCGAGCGGCCTGTTCGCTGGCGCCGACCGGGTCGATTACATCGACACCTACTTAGTCTTCAACAAGCCAAACACGCCGCAATTCTACTCCAGCGACAGCCTCGCTGTAACGTTCGACAATCTGAACTTCGCCAACAAATCATCCTACACTGACAAACTGGTGACCCTGGTCGTGGCCAAACGCGAGATCTGGCTGCTTGGCGAGCGCACCACGGAGGTCTGGTACGACCTTGCCGCCGGCTCGAGTGGCGATATCTCAGCCACGTTCCCATTCTCCGAGATCCCGTCAACCTTTATCGATCACGGCTGCGCCGCGAAATACAGCGTCGCGACATACGACAATTCGGTGTTCTGGCTCAGTCGCGATCGATCCGGTCAAGGGATCGCCATGCAAGGCGCAGGCTATCAGAATAAGCGCATCTCGACTTTCGCAATGGAACAGATCTGGGCGGATTATGCGACCGTCAGCGATGCGATCGGCTTCGTGTATTTGCTCGGCGGCCACATCGTCTATGTGCTCACGTTCCCAACTGCGGATCATACCTGGGCCTACGACGTGTCCACTAATCTGTGGCACGAGTGGCTGTGGACCGACAGCCTGAACAACGAACATCGGCATCGTGCGAATTGCCATTACCACGTCAACGGTCTGAACGTGGTGGGTGACTGGCAGAGCGGAGCCCTATACGCACTCGACCACAATGTATTCGATGATGCCGGGCAACCGATCAAGCGGCAGCGGGCATTCCCGCACATCCTGAACGACGGCAAGCGCATGTTCTATCGCGAGTTCCTCGCCGACTTCGAGACCGGCAACGCCGGCCCCTATCCCGATCATCCGCAAGGCATCACCTCATGCACCTTCGCCGCTCCCGATGGCACCTTGCTCGAGAACTACGCGCCGCACGCAACCGACTTCCAGGCGACATGGACGCAGCGGGCAGGCTCGGTGCAGATCACGGGCCAGCAGGCGGTGCAGGTCACGGGACCGGCGATCTATCAACTCAACGCCGTCCCATCGCTGACGGACTACAGCGTGGCCTTCCGCGTGGTGCCGCTGACGCCCCTTCTCAACGATAGTATCGCTACACTGATCGGACGATCGCCGGATGGTGCCAATGGCTACGGCGCCGGCATTGAAATATCCGGCGGCATCTATTACGCCATGCTGAGCGGCTACGCTGCGGTGTCCTGCGGCTCCGCGCCGCCTGATGGGTGGTTTGACCTGTCGCTGACCATGGTCGGGCCGCTCATCGCGCTCCGCGTGCAGCGCTCGTCCGATGGACTTTATCTGCACCCTGACGGGA